TTTAAAGCTTATTTTTATGACAAATATGGTTCTACTAAATTTGACACAGCAACGATGGGACAAATGTTAACAGACTATCAAGACTATTATGCTGAACAAGCTGAAAAGGAAAAGGAAGAAGAAAAGGAAGAAGAACCTACAGACGACGGTGAAGGCGCCGGTGATGATTTAGATATTGATATTTAAGAAAAAGACTTTTAGTTAAAGATATATACAAAAAAGAAAAAAACAAAATGGATAGACTTATAAATAAGCCTAGCGATTATAATTTATTAATAGTTGAAAAATCTTCTAGTGTTTTAGAGCAAACAGGAGAAACAAAGGACTATGTTTTAGAAGGTGTTTTTGGTGAGATTGATGTTAAAAATAAGAATAACAGAATCTATACTGAAGATGAATATCTTCCACAAATTAAATCGTTACAAGACAAAATCGGAGGTTCTAAATTACTTGGTGAATTAGACCATCCTCAACAATTTGACATTTCTCTTAAAAACGTATCACACGTTGTCGAAGAGTTAAGGTATGATCAAGAAAACAAGAAAGTAATGGGTAAAATCAGATTATTAGATACTGATGCTGGTAAACAAGCTAAAGCATTAGTTGATGCTGGTGTACCATTACATATTAGTTCTAGAGCTGCTGGAGAAGTTTCAGAAGGCGGTAAAGTTAAAATCAAACAATTATTTACTTATGATTTAGTTGCAGATCCAGGATTTGAGAATGCACAATTAAACAGAGTTAATGAATCTTATGGTTTTGCTAACGATGAAAGCTTATTTATATATGAAGTATTTAAAAAAGAGATAAATAATAAAACAACAAACGAAAATAAAAAAGAGCAAACAATGGAAGAATTTGTAAAAACAGATGACTTCAACAATTACACTAAGTATTTGGCTGAGCAAATAAAAGGATTAAAGTCTACTCTTACAGAATTATCAGAAACTTCAACTGAAGGATCTGCTACTACAAATGAAGACATTAAAACCGTAACTGCTCACAATGATCATATTGTTGAATCAATAAACAATTTAACAGAGTATGTTAAATACGTTGCAGAAAAAACTGATCAAAATATTCAATATTCAGAATATTTAGCAGAAAAAACTGATCAAAATATTCAATATGCTGAGCATATTGCTGAAAAGGCTGATCAAGGAATTTCTTATACTGAACATATTGCTGAATCAGTAACTAAATTAAAAGACTATAGCAATTATATTGCTGAATCTTATAATGATGGTACAGAAACTAATGAAAAATTAGTAGAGTATGTTAACTATTTAAAAGATAACGTACAAAATGTTAGCGAATATGCTAATTATATTGCAGAGTCAATCAATGAAAACCTAGTAGTTGAAGCTGATGATGTTACTGCTAAAGAATTTGATGCAGCTGATAAAGATAACGAACTTGAAAAAGTTGGTGATAATTCAGGAGAAGGCACGGTTGCAGATAAAACCGGCGATGCAGGAGTTGATGGTGAAGATGTAAAATCTGATCTAGAAGAAGTTGACAATGATGAAAAAAGACAAGCTAAAGGTAAAGACGCGAACAGTAAAGCTCCTACTAATTCAGGTGCTGATGGTGCTGATGATCCATTAGAATCTTATAAATCAGAAATATCTAGTAAATTAACATCTTTATTAGAATCTGCAAAGACAAAAGAAAATAATGATCCACATTTCTTTAAATTAGTTGGTTCATCTACTGCTGAAAAATATAATGCATTAAACGAAGATGCAAGAACAGTGGTAAGAACAGAAGTAGAAGGTGCAGGATTTTTAACTGAATCTCAGATAGTTAGAATTATTGAAAACACTATAACTGTTACTGAAGAAAATAACAATCAACCGTTAGTTCTTTCAGCAATGCCAACAGAATATAAAACAAAATGGGAAAATCTTTCTGAAGCTAAGAAAAATCAATTACTTGCACAGTCAAGAACTCACAAAGTTGAGACTGAATATCAAGTAAGAAACTTCTGGCAAACAAGAGACCTTAGAGAAACTGCACCAGTAATGGAAAAAGTTGCTATGGTAACTGAAAAGAAAGAGGTTGCTACTAAAACACTTCCTTATAACTTAGATGGTGTTGCAGAAGCAATGGCAAAAAGATTTAAAAAATAATAAACAATCGACGATTTGGTGACAGAAGCAGAAAGCCGAAATAATAAGTCGAAATTAAACAAACAAAAAATAGAAATTTATAAAATGGCAAATTTAATAAATGAAGCTGAAATCAGAGCAACATGGTCTCCAATTATCGAGAGCGCTACTGGTATCAACGAAGCTTCAAAATTAGCATGGATGTCTGAGTACTGTCATAATCACAAACTTTATGAAGACGCAAACATCATGTCACTTTCAAACAATCCAGGTCCTATGAATATCGGTGGTATGGGTGCAGTAGCATTCCCATCTGATTTTGGTGGTATCGGAGCTGCAGGTACTGCAGATGGTTCAGGTGACAAGTCTCCAACTTTACTTCCTTTAGCGATGCAAGTTGCAGCACAAACAATCGGTTTAGATTTAGTTCCAGTTGTACCAATGGCTGGTCCTATGGGTCTTTTATCTTACTTAGACTTCGTATACGAAGGTGGTAGATTAGACAACGCTGAAGCTCCATTATACATCAAAACAGCTAACACAGCTGCAGGTAACGATGTATTAGCAGGTGTTTCAAGAATCGATGGTCAAAACATCATACAAATCGTAGATGCATTAACAGTAGATTCGTCTACTAAAATTACAGATAGATATGCTGACGCAGAATTAGTTGCGGCATTAAACGATCATATCCCAGGATTTGTAGGTCAAGCAGATGGTAAACCATTTGATAGAGCTACTGGTGAATCTACGGCTGATAATTTAATGGGTCTTTCTTTATTCTCTAAAGCAATTGAAGCAAAAACTTACCAAGTTGCTGCTGCAGTTACTAGAGAACAAGTTCAAGATTTAAAACAATTCGGTGTTGATGCTGTTGCTCAAGTTGAGGCAGTTTTAACTAACGAATTAACACAAACTATTAATGATTTAATCATTGACGAAATCAAAACATTAGCGGAAGCTAACATGACTGCATCTGGAGTTTCTTTAGATGTTGCGTTAACTGTACCAGCTGCAGGTGGTCAAACTGAAGGTTCTGAACACAGAAAAGTATTAACTGGTATTTTAGCTGCTGCTAACTTAGTTGCAAACAGAGGTAGAAGAGGTGCAGGTAACTTCGCGGTTGTAGGACCACAAGTTGCTACATTAATTCAATCTGTTGCTGGTTTCGTACCTAATCCATTCGCTAACACAGCTACTCAAGCTGCTGGTGCTATTTACCCAGTAGGTTCTGTTGCAGGTGTTCAAGTTTATACTAACCCAAAATGGTCTTGGTCTTATAACCAAGTATTAGTTGGTAGAAAAGGTGATGGTAATGGTCCAGGTCTTGTATTCATGCCTTACTTAATGGCAGAATCTGTACAAGCAATAGCTGAAGGAACTATGGCTCCTAAAGTTGCTGTTAAATCAAGATTCGCATTAGTTGCTGCAGGTTTCCACCCTGAAACACAATATGCTGAGTTTACAATTACTACGCCAAGTGCGGCATTAGATATGATTAACATAGCTTAATAATTACTAATTAGTAAATAATAAATTAAGGGTTCTAAGAAATTAGAACCCTTTTTTTTTACATTTTTTTAATGATATATAGATTATAAGATTATAAATAAAATAAATTAAAATGAAAAAGACATTAATCCTAAATGAGAAGGTTTTAACTATAAGCGAATGGTTAACTGAAAACCAACCAGGTGAAATCCAAACAACTCAAACAACCGATATAAAATCAGATATTGATACAATATTAACAAAATTAAAAGATTTAGAAGATAATATTGAAGAAGCATTAAATTCATATGAAGAATATGTAACTACTTTAAATGAAAATGAATTAAACGAAGACGAAGCTGGAAAAATAAAAGATTTTGTGTTTATTGCTCCTAGAGTAAGAAAGATGCAACAAAAGGCAAATAAAATAAGACTTAATAAAGTAGATCTTGATTTTGCTATAGCAAATGCACCGTCTGATAAAAAGAAAAGACTTCAAGCTAAAGCTAAAGATTTAGGAAAAGATGTTACAGAATTAGAAGATTCTATAGATGATTATCAAAAAGATTCAGGAGCAACTTATTCTTTAAAAATCAAAAACATGGAAAGAATTAAAGGTAAACTATCTGCTATTAAAAGAAAGACAGGTCTTGAAGATGATCCAAATAAAAAAGCTGATTTAAAAAGACAAATGCAAACTTTAGCCGATGGCTTTAAAGATGAAGCAGAAGCTGCTAAAGAACTTCAAGATAAAGAAGGTCCAAGTAAGGAAGAAATGGCTAAAGAAAAATTTAAAAATCAAAAGGAAGCATTGATTAAACAAGGTTTTAAACAAGGTGAAGGTCCTGAAGGATCAGATAAGAAAACTATTAAAGACCCTGAAGGAAATGCTATTGTTTTCCACAAACCAGAAGTTGAAACAGGTGGAATAGATACAGGATCAGGATATAATGAATCACAATTTGATGGTTCAGGAAGACAAGCTCCTATTATTTAAGACTAAAATGATACCTAAGAAAATTCATCAAATTTGGATTGGCAATTCTCCAATTCCTGAAAAGTGCAAATTATTTATGGAACGTATGTATAATTTGCACCCTGATTGGGAATATAAATTATGGACAAATGATGATATATTTAAAATTCATTATAAAGAAGATAAATTTTTACAAAGTTATTGGAAAGACGTCGATACTCATTTTAAACCAGCACATATCGCAGATAGAGCAAGATTATTAATCTTAAGAGATTTTGGTGGAGTTTACGTAGATGTAGATGCAAATCCTATAAGATCATTTAATAATATTATTGAAAATATTAATGAAAATACTTCATTTTTTGGTGGAGTAAGACCTAAGAGCATAGAAGAGAAAAGAGGAGCACTTATTGACTGTACTGTTATGGGAGCCTCTAAAGATTCTAGAATTATCAAAGAAGTTTTATCTATTTACAAAAATGTAGATTGGGCATGGGGAGGAAGAGCAATTTCAGATAAAATGTTTGAATGTTTAGGGCCAGATGTTTCTTTATTTAATTATAAAAGCTTTTACGATACTAAAATAACGGAAGATACTATTGTAATTCATGATACTCCAGAAAATAGATTATGGTCTTGGAAATAAAAAACAAGAGTATATATTGAAAAGGTAAAAATATTTGAAACAATTTATTTAATTATCATATAATAATAGTTAAATTAAACACACAAATATGAAAAAATCAATAATCACAGGTATGCTGTTTTTAGCAATTGTTTCAATTTCTGCACAAGAAAAAGGAACTAAAAACACTAAACCTATTAAATATACAAAAGGAACTAATAGTTCTGTTATAGTTGAAAAGGAAGTTAAGACTGAAAAAACTACACCAGTATCTATTAGACCTACAAACAGTAACTCAACGAATAGAGCTGCTGTGAATTCTACTAACTCTAGAGAAGTTAACACAATGAGACCAGAAAAGGTTAAAGTTAATACTAACAGAGCTGCACAGAATTCTAACGAAACAATGAGACCAGAAAAGGTTAAAGTTAATACTAACAGAGCTGCTCAAACAACTGTTGAAACAAACAGACCAGAGAAGCCAGTTATTATTAAAGAAAAAGAAGAAAAAACTAATCTTAATAGAGCTGCTCAGTCTGAGGTTATAACTGATAAACCAGAAAAGGTTAAAGAAGAAAAGCCAAGAAAAGAAAAGCCTTCTAAAAAAGAAAGAAAAGAAAAGTAGAATCTTTTGAAAATTCAAAAATCAAACAATCCTAAACAAGCCCATCGATATGGTATAAAACTCGATGGGCTTCCTAGGAGTATCAGACAATTTCTAATAGAAAATAGAAGCCTAAATGAATGGGCAAATGATGTTCAATTCCTCGAACAAATAATTAGAATAGAGTCAAATAATCTCAAACTTAAGAATAGTACAAAAAGAAATAAACTTTATTTTGACTGTACGACAGAGACGCCAGTCCCAATGGACGACTTAGTGGAATCTTATGATACTGTAGAATGGACTTGTGCAATCAGTATGAAACCCATTCAATCTAAGTTTAATAATTTCAGTCTAGAAAATTTTATACACCCTGAGTACCTCGATGTGCTTGAGGCACCGATGGTAGATAGTCGAATACTTAAAAGCAGTGTTGAATTTCGTAAATATTGCAAAAAACTCTTATTAGAAGAACAAAAAGAGTTCATGAGAGTTATTAAAAAGGGATCAACGATTAATTGATCTTCCTTTCATATTATTGTGCCAATAATGTTTAATATATTTACCACTAGATAGTGCATCAAATGGCATAACCTTTACATTAATATTACTTCCATTTTTTATACATTTCCATAAAGAGTAATTAACACTTAATTGATCTCTTCTAGAACCATTTACATATTCATTAGACCATGTTTTAAACATGTTTATGCAATTGCTATTATTTCTCATTACTATTAACCCAGTTGCAAAAAGTCCATTATTTTTTGGATAATCCTCTTTATTATATTTTTTAACAACTTTATCAATTATTTCAGCATGATCTAATTTTAGAGCTCTTACAACACTAGCTTCTTTATATACACAGTCTCTTTGAGGGTGTTTCATGAATGCAACATCGTAATTATTATTATCTAATTCATATTCTTTCATGAAATTATTAAGATCATCTTTTATTAAAACATCCCCATGTACACATACGATATTTTCATATAAAGATCCTTTAAATAATTTGTAAAATTCAAGCCTATGCATCATTGCAATTCTTTTTGGATCATCAATAGATTCATATTCTTTAGACAATGGTCTAATATCCCAAATATCTGACTTTAATTCTTTATTATCAGTATAAAGTATATAGTCCCATCCTTCTGTTTTAACTAAAGGTTCTTTTAAGCTTCCATACTCTCCAACTGTAAATGCGTATATTGCGTTTTTATTACTCATGAATATTTATTGTTTGTTTATATATCAACTTAATTAAAATTATATTTTGCTAATTGTTTATAACTTTTGAAAAAAAGTGTTAAAAAGTTTTCACAAGTCAAAGATTATAGTTATATTAGTATTATAATTAAAACTTAATAATAATGCATAATAAAAACACAACCATCGATAAAGTAGCTTTAGAATTATTTAATAAACACTACAGTGAATTAAATAAGACTAAACAATTCGAATGTAATCAAGAAATGGTAAACAATCCAAAATGGCTAGCTCCTTTCTGGAAGCAGCCAATTTATAAATCAGAAACTCAAAAAATTTGGGATGAAATAATTAACCATGCAAATAAAGCGGGTAAGGTAGTAGATTGTGGAGCTTGTAAAAACAACGGATGCATCGTTTGTGAAGAAACAAATCATTAATAAATCATATAATAACTAAACAAAAAATAAATGCAAGCAGTTCAACAACTATTCACAGAAAAATACAGACCTAGTAATCTATCAGAACTTATTTTACCAGAAAGAGTTATGGCCAAATTCAAAGATGGCTTAGTTCAAAACGTTTTATTAGCTGGTTCTCCAGGTACTGGTAAAACTTCTACTGCAAAGGCTATTGTTAATCAATTCAATATGCCATATCTTTATATTAACGCATCAACCGATACATCAGTAGATGTTATTAGAACAAGAATTACAGATTTTTGTTCAACTGTTTCAATCATGGATGGACCAAGTTCTATGAAGGTTGTAATACTTGATGAGGTAGATGGTGTTAGTGATCAGTTTTTTAAAGCATTGCGCGCGACTATGGAAACATTCGCATCAAATAGTAGATTTATAGCCACTTGTAATTACATTAATAAATTACCAGATCCTATACTTTCAAGATTTGAAGTTATTAACTTTGATTTTGACAAAGAGGAAGAGGCTGAATTGACTAAAAAATACATGAGAAGAGTTTATGAGATTTGCACAAAAGAAGAAATGTCAATCGATAAAGCTGCTCTACTTGAATTTGTAAGAAGAAATTTTCCAGATTTAAGAAGTACATTAAATAAGTTACAAGGATTTAAGGCACAAGGAACTACAGAAATTAAGGTAGACGATGTTAAGAGATTTAATTCAGTCTATAAAGACGTATTTGAATTAATATTTAATGAAACAAATCCTGTTAGTAACTATAAAATACTAGTAAGCAATTATTCTAATAGAGTAGATGATGTGTTACAAAGCTTAGGTGAAGACTTCATCGAATACATTCAACAGGAAAAGGCACAAAGTGCAAATCACATTCCTGAAATTGTAGTAGAAGTAGCAAAGCATCAAGCACAAAGGTTACATGTTATTGATCCTGTTATTACAATGCTTTCACTTGTATATAAGATACAAGAAATAATTAGAAAAAATTAAATTATGATGAGAAAAGGCGGACATACATTACTTATTGACGGTAACTATTTTTTACATAGTCGCCTCTTTGTTTTACCAAGACCAAAGAATGGTGTAATGTTAGAAGATGAAGCATCGCGTGCTTCACTAATGAGAAAACTTGCAATTGATCTTGCATCAGAAGTAAGAAAAATGCGCGGCTTCATAGACAAGGTCGTTGTTGCAGTAGATGCAAGAAGCTGGCGTAAAGATTTATTTCCAACTGCAGAATATAAAGGCACAAGAAAAGCAGATAGTTCTATAGATTGGAATGCGGTCTATGGTGTATATGAAGAATTTCAAAACATCTTACAAAAACATGGCGTAGTTGTACATAAAATAGAAGGTGCAGAAGCAGACGATGTATTATTTGGCTGGTCAACTTTACTTATTAACAGAGGTCGCAATTCTATTATATGGACAGGCGATAAAGATCTTATTCAGCTTGTTAACTATTCAAAGGCTAATGATTCTTATTCCCTGTGGTATTCCCCGGTACAGAAAAGTCTATATTGTTTCAAGGATTTTATTAATGTCTTAGACACATCTGAAACAACTGACACAGACGACCTATTATTTAATCTATCTACATACTCAGGTGTTAGAGAAGAATATAAAATTGCAATTAAAGATTGGATTCAATCTAATAAAGTTAAATTAACAGAAGTTAATTGCGACGAATTTATGTTCAATAAGCTATTGATTGGCGATAAGTCAGATAATATCCCATCAGTTGTGTTATGGCAGAAAGAAATGAAAGGCGGCAAACTTAGAACATATTCAATTACAGAAAAACTCGCAGATAAAATATTTCAACAATACAATAAAGAAAATAGTCAATTTGTTATCGATCAATTGTTTAATAAAGATGAAATAGAAAAACTCGCAGATGTAGTTTATAGAGTTATAGGTAAATCATCAATTGCACAAATTAAAAATAACATCTCACAGAATATGAGTCTAATGATGTTGCATACTAAAGTTATTCCAGATGCAATTCAAAATGAAATATATTCAAGTGTAGAATCAGAATTAAAAGTATTAGAAGGTACAGATCTTTCTCAATTGACTAATAAAGAAAAAATCTTAGAAGGTACAGGTTGGCTAAAGGTTAGTCAAACACCAAAGCAATATGATGCCTTTGCAAATATTCCTGAAACAAAAGAGAAAAAGAAGTTAAAACTAGTAGGTAAGAAAACAAACACTAAACTTTTTTAATATGTTAGATGAAACTAAACTTTTTGACTTTGTAAAAATCATGTTTACAAAGAGAGATAGTTATGCAAATGTAAAAGAATCTTCTAAAAAGAGACATCATTTTATGATTAATCGTTTTATGTCAATTAAGTTTCCAGCAAATGCACAATTATTTAATTTTAATGGCATTAATGGAAGTAAAGTAATTGATTCTTGGCAAATGGTTGCAAGTCGTTTTAATAAAGTGCCAGGTTGGATATATACTAGAACAAAGAGTTCTAATAAAAATGTTAAAGAAAAATATCAGCCATCTGATGAAGCTTTAAGATTTTATATGGAAAAAAACGAAATTGGTAAGAGAGAAGTAGAAGAATTAAAGGAGTTTAATAAAGAACAATTTTACTCTGATCTTAAGAAATTAGAAAATCAAATAAAAGTTTATGCCTAGATATTTATTTCCAGAAGTAATCGCAGTTACTTTATATAAATATAATTCAATAGATGGAAAACTTTATACATTAATATGTAACGAGTGTAAAATTAAACAACATCAAAATACTATATTAGTAAGAAGAGAAGACATCGCTAGACTTTTATATAAATACTTTAGAAATGAAGTAGATGATTTGCCTTTAATCCCTCATGAGGTTTTACATAAAAAGGCAAACACTGTCTATTTTCTTAAAAAGATATTAGAAGAAATGCCTAACTTAAGATGGTTTCAAATATCTTATTCTAAAAATAGTAGATTTACTAGATTGAGTGAAAATACAAAAGGTGAAAAAACTTTAAACTTTGAGTTTAAGGCTATTAGAGGTAGTTTTAGAACTTTTGATTTTTTTAAAGAAAAAGACATGGAGTTTGTTAATTATGTTTTAAAAGAAGTAGGTTGCATAAAAAATATTAATTATTCTTTAGTAAAATTAAAAGCTCTTTCAGATAGACTTGAAAAACTAGGAGTAACTGATGACCAAAATGTAAAAAATGTCTGCGATAGAATTTTACAAGAATTTGATTATTGGTATGAAGACAATCCAGAAGCGTTAATAATTACTGACTATTTGGAAGATATATAGCAAAAAGAAGCCTTGCTATATGGAAAATAAAAAATCTTATTTAGAAAAGATATTAATGGACGTCGATGGTCAGCCATCGTCTAAAAGACTTATTACATTAATTTCTTTTGTTTTAATTTCAACTGCATTTATTGTAAACATTTTTGTTGAAATTCCATTAAAGGAATATATGTTTGAAGGCATGTTATGGTTAGCAGGCGCAGGCCTTGGTTTTACTACTGTTGAAAAATTTAGTAGAAAAACAGGTGTTTCAGGAGACGAGGATTAATTATAAAATCAGATAAATAAAATATGGTTACAGGTTATATAGCAACTGAAGTCGGAGATAAGATAATTGCAAAATTAGTAGACCCTTATTTAAAGGTTAAAAAAATTTTAGATTGGAATATTAAGACTGCATTTTCAAATGAATTTACAGTTGGTAAATTAACATTTGAGACAGGAAATTCCACAGTCACTGGTCTCGGTACAAATTTAGACTTAAACAATGGAGACATCGTAATGGCAGGTGGTTATGAGTTTGTAGTAGATAATACTCCTAATATTGAAACTTTAGTTTTACAAACACCTTCACAAGTAGATCTCACTGATGTTACCTTTTATGTTAAGACAGATCAATATAATTATTTTAGCTATGAATTTAGATGGAGCCAAAATGATATTATAGAAAAAGGTGGAGAACATGCTGAATGGCATCCACTCACAAAGGGAACTTTAGTAGGGGAATTATTAGATATAGATTTTGATCCAAGTAAACCTCTTTGGTTAGAGATTAGATCAACTGTCGAAGACATACAACCACTACATGATCTTATATTTTTAAGCATTACATATACAATAGAATATGAAGATGGAACAGTCGTTGAATGTCCACAAACATGTGTAGACTGCGAACCATTTGAATTAGACGGATGCACTAATATTATAGTAGAATGCGATACTGCTAATTTATATAATCCTTATGGTTTACAAAAACCAGCACATCTTTATAAGAGTCTTTCAAATCTTGCAAACAACGTCTATGGCCATAATGTAACTTATTATAGAGTAGAGCCAAACGTAAGAAGTAGAGACGTTATTTTAAAAGAATATTCGTTATATGACGTAATTGAAAAGGCAAGTATTAAGGTAATGGTACCTAATAATGAGTTTCCAACAGAGCAGGCTAATTTTGATATATTTGGAATGGGATTTGAAGACTTTGAAATCCACATTACAGGTGAAGAATTCAGAAAACATTTTAGTGAGAATAAAATTCCACGCAGTAGAGACTATTTATATTTTCCTTTTAACAATAAAATGTACGAGGTTAGTATGACAAGTCTCGCAGATGAATTTAATAGAGAACTTACATATTTTAAAGTAATGTTGAAAAAATATGAAAATAGGACTTCAACAAATAAAGAAGGTTTTGAAGAAGATCTTACAGATTTAGTAAAAGGAGTTGAAGAAATATTTGGAGAAGAAATTAAAGAAGAGCAAGAAAAGGTTACAAAACCTCTGCAATATCAAAGTACTCACCATAGGGCACAGGATGGAGTTAGAAAATTTGTACATAAAGATCTTGCATTAAACGATATTAATCTTAAAAATAGATGGACTGTTGTTACAAGAAATTATTATGACATGTCAACTGTATTAGCAGATGAATTTCAAGCACCTGCTGTTGTTTATGAAGCTATGTCTAATTTAAAAATGAATGAAAATAGGGCATTTACGTTTTGGGTAAACCCAACAAATACTTTTAATTTTACAGATAGTGAAAATCATGAAATAATAGATGGTACTAATATTCTAGACAAGGGCTTAATTATAAGTATATCAAATATGTACATTAAAATTATTATAAATGCACAAGAGTATTCATTTTTACACAATATAATTTTAAGTAAAGATAAATGGTACGGGGTTGTAGTTAATTTAAGTAATACATATGGAGAGGTAAGTGCATATATTTATGTATTAGACAAACAAAATAATTATACAGATCCAACTGGCCAAACTGACTTAGAACAAGGGTTCGCTGGTAATTTAGAAACATTATCCCCTCATATTTGGGAAACTGATGTTAATTGGAGTCTTAGAGGAAATAAATTTAATGTAACTAATATTAGAATGTTTGATAAGACAATTGAAGAGGAGCAACACACGAACGTATTGCAGCAATATGTTGTAAGAGACTCTCAACGTGCTTTAATAATTGATAATGCAATACCTTCATTACAGCTACAAAAATATGGTAGTTCAAGATAATCGAATATATAGATTATAAAACTATAGATAATGTCAGAGAAAAAGAAAACTATTTCAGAACAAGCCGACGAGATTAAAAAAGAGTTAGAAGATCTTTTAGGCCCAGATGAAAAAATAGACGTAGAGCAAGATCCAAGCGATTTGCCAGTTCCTAAATTTCATAATGCAACTCCAGCAATTAATTATGGTGATATGAAAGCTGGCGCTGAAAAGCAGGCTAAGAAAACTATCACAAGTCTTATGCAATTTTATCTCGAAGCTGACATTATAGAGAAGGATGAATATTTAATGGCTAAAAAGAAAATGGACGAAATGACAATGAGTTCATTAGTCTATCAATTAAATGCAGGTGAGAGAGCCCTAACTACATTGTTAGAAACTATAGAAGGTGGAGAACTTGCACCTAGAATGTTCGAGGTACTTGCCACACTACAGAAATCAATGTTAGATATTATTAAGAGCCAGACAATGTATTTAATGGCAACTGAAGAAAGTACAAAGAGAATTGCAAGAGACATTGAACTTTATAAAAAGAGAGACGATGACCAAGAGTTAGACAGTAGAGTCGGTGGTAATAACTCAAGTGCAAATATACAAAGAGGTACTAAAGACCTTATGAATCAAATCCAGGCTGGAATTCAACAAGCTGATATAGAAGACGCAGAGACAGAAGACAATGAGTGATAATTTTTGGATACCAAAAGAAACTGATCAAGCTACAAGTGACCGATTAGTGTGGTCTACTAAAAAAGTAGAAGACCTTGAAGTTGCGATGGACCAAGGTTATAAGCCTCAGGTTAAAATGCCATTTTATGAAGGTAGACAATTTTTAAGAAGAGGTAATATTGTTTTTGAATATACAGATGAAGAAATTCAAGAACTTGCAAGGTGTGCTGCAGATATTGTTTATTTTGCAGAGAAATACGCAGTGGTTCTTACAGATGAGGGTATTCAACAAGTAAAATTGAGAGACTATCAAAAGGATATGTTGAGAGCCTTTCAAGAAAATAGATTTAATATATGTCTTGCAAGTAGGCAAATGGGTAAGACTGTTATGGCATCTATATTTAATGCCTGGTTTTTAACATTCTCTACAGACAAGAATACATTACTGCTTGCAAATAAATCAGATACTACAAAAGAAATTATAGATAAAGCAAAGGTTGTTATAGAAAACTTACCTTTCTTTATGAAGCCAGGAATTACAAAGTATGATGTAATGAATGTAAAGTGTGATAATGGAAGTAGACTTGTAGGGCAAAGTACAACTGCAAAGGCAGGTATTGGTTTTACAATTCACCTCTTGTTCTTGGATGAGTTTGCCCACATTCACCCTTCAATTGTTGATACTTTTTACGAAAACGTTTATCCAACACTTTCAGCGTCTAAGGTTTCAAGGATTATTATTACAAGTACGCCAAATGGCTTTAACAAATTTTATAAGATTTATAGTGCCGCTGAGCGAGGAGATAATGAATATGCTCCAATGAGAATAGATTGGTGGCAACATCCAGATAGAGATGATGCATGGTATAAAAGAGAACTTGGAAACTTAGGAAGCATAGAAGCATTCAATAGACAATATGGAAATGAATTTGTAAGTTCATCAAATCTTTTATTAGATCCAGGTTCTATGAAGAATTTAAGAAGTAAAATGAAAGACTATCAATTTCATGAAATAGATGAATTTGTAGATGCACAAATAGAAACTAAAGGTTTTTTAAGTTGGCATCCTGGATTTGATGTCGAAACATTAGGAGACCAAGACAAATATTGGCTACTTTCAGTCGATATTGCTGAAGGCAATGGGGGTGACTACTCAATCATTAATATATTTAGAGTTGATCCAATGACAAAAAAGGAAATGGATAATCTGGCAACGCCTGGTGCAATGTATGACTTCTTTAAACTTAATCAAGTAGGCACATTTAGATCAAATGAACATGTAATAGAAGATTTTGCAAAATGCTTATATATTATAAGCGTAGATCTTTTATATAGTGAAAACGTTAAGATGGTTATAGAATTTAATACATATGGTTCTGTATTACTTAAATATTTACAAACAGTATTTCCAAGAAGAAATGATTTTGATGAAGAGATGGTGCTTAGATTTAAACATAGACATGATGCAAAAGGAGTTAAACATGGTATTAAAATAAAAAATGATAACAAGCCAATATTTTGTCAAAATTTTAAATCGTTGTTTGAAACTAATAGAATGAATATAACTGAATTTGAAACTGCAAATGAAATAAGTCTTTTTGGTACACTACCAAGTGGCAAATATGGTGCACAAATGGGACATGATGACCTTGCAATGTCAAGTATAATTGCAACTGAATTTTTTAACACAACGGCATATGCAGATTCAATAGAAGAATTACTAGATATTATAGATCCAGAAATTCATGACTATATGGAATTAACACTGTATAAAGACAGTCAAGAACAAGGAGACCTTAACTTTGACATTTACGACTTATTATAGAATACTCTAGATTTAGGTAGATATATAGATTATAAAAACTAAAAAAAAATAGATAAAAATTATGGCACTTAGTCCTCAATTATTACAATTCAAATCTTCGGGAGTTTACCGTTTAGAATTTGATAAGTCCCAGGTATCAAGTATATCTGCTGAGACAATAAGATTAGTTGCGGGTCACTCAAGAAAGGGACCTTACAACACGCCGGTTTTCGTTGAAGATACAGAAACTTTTGTTTTAATCTTTGGTGGAATCGACAAAAAATTAGAAAAGAAAGGAATGTTCTTTCACAGATCATGTTTAGAAGCATTAAAAAGAGGTCCAATCCTTGCTATGAACTTAGCAAGTTTTGATTCTAATGATGTAGCTTCTTATGCTAAAATTAGTACAGATGGTTCTGATGATGCAGCTGCAAACGTTTCAGCTACAGATGAATTTGCAAAATTTCATAATACTGATAAGTTTATGTTTCCATCTGATCAATCAGTTTTAGAAACATTAGGAGATTTAGAAACATCTCTTACAGCTTTAAATTTAGTAAACATCGGTCAAAAAAACATTACAGTTATTGTAAGACAAGCACAGGATTTAGATAATTCTTTTAATGTTATTGCAAGAGAGTGGTATGGTGAAGACAATATTCCAGATGGAATTAACGAGTTTGATTATATTTCAGACTACATGGTAGATGTTTTAGTATTTCAAGGAAAATTCGAAGCTTCTGCAATGGATTTAGATCCAGTTTATGGAGATTATTTTACTTCAACTGGTTTATTAAAAGATAAATTAGTAGATTTTGCAAATGAAAGACAAGTTAGTTTATTAGCACAATATACTGGTTCAATTATCCCAGGATTTACAGATTTAGAAGGTAATGGTTTATACGTTGAACAACAAATAAACGCAGAGTCTAGAAGAACAGGTTTATTCTGTGCAATTAATGAAGCTGCAGTTGAAGCTGGAAATACTGATTTAATAGGTAACGCATATGATGCGACAGATGCTAATACTTTACTTTCATATAGTTTAAGTGCAGGTGATAGATCAATTGATTTTTCTGGAACTGACTTTGTATTTGCTGCAACAGGTTCATCATTTACATTTACGTCAGCAAATAACGATGCATTGACATTATCTGTAGGCGATTATATGCCAGCATCTGCTGCTGATACTTTAGCTAGAGTAACAAGAATTTCTAAAACAACAACAGGCGTTTCTCCAAATGAAATAAGTGTTTATACTGTGAGTTGTTCACAACCAGTTGACGCTACATTTGATCCAGCTACTGATCTTGCTGTTAAATCATTTGAAGCTTCTGCTACTGAATATTCTTTATTTAATTTAAATAAAGCAACAATTGATGATCAAACAATTCAAAATTGTTTAACTGCATTCTCAAGTGGAGGTGTTAAAGCTGCATTAGTAGATAGAGACGTCATTGATTTAAGATATATTGTTGATTCTTTTGGATCTTATGAAGGTGGTATATTAAATAAAGCTGAATTTACACAAATTGCAAAAGAGAGACAAAACGTTTCTTGTATTTTAAATGCTCCAACTGTTGAAGAATTTAAAAAATCTACAGATCCATCCTTTACAGATGCATTTACTGGAAGTTTTGAAACAAGATTTGTAAAAGACGGAGGTGATTTATCACAGAATCCAACTGGTACATATTCTTTACCTTCAATTGGAGATGGTGCTAATTACGGATTCTACTATGGTCCTGGTTTAAATGTAAGAGAAAACGGTAAAGTAACAGTTGTTCCACCAGCGGCTTATGTTTCTAATAACTACATTGATAAATTTACAGATTCATTACCATGGTCAATCGTCGCAGGTCCAAGAAGAGGAGTTATTGGCGGTACTAATGTAATTGGAGCTGAATATCCATTTGATAAATCAGATAGAGATAACTTAGAACCATTTGGTTATAACCCAATCGTATTCGAAAGAGGAGTTGGTCTTGTAATTAAAGGTAATAAAACTGCACAACAGACTATTAAGTCTGCTTTAAGTTCTGCTCACGTTAGAGAAGTATTAATTTACATTGAAAACGGTATTGCAGATATTCTTAAAGATTATGTTTTTGAATTTAACACTGCACAAACAAGATTAGAGATTAAAACTCTTGCAGATTCATTTATGGAATCAGTTCTTGCAGATCAAGGTGTTTACGCTTATAAAAACGTAATGGATCAGACAAATAATACTAATGAAATTATCGATAACAACATGGGTATCTTAGATACATTTGTTGAACCGGTTAAAGGTTTAGAGATTATAGTTCATAGAACAACAATCTTAAATACTGGAGAAATCGCAACAGGTAACTTCTAAAAAATATAAATTTTATTAAGAGGGTTGAAATATACCCTCTTAATTTTTAAAGAAATTTTAAAGATATATAATTAAAAATAAAAGAAAAACAAAATGGCATTACCACATTATTCAAACGATCAAACTAGTAAGAAGGGTAAGAATTTCGAACCAGTATTAGCTAATATGTTTGAGGTAACTATTCTTCCTCCAGCAGGCGTTGGTGGCCAAGAACAGTTAATTCAACATGTAAATTCAATTAGTGGTTTAGAACTTCATAAAGAATTAGGAGTTGTAGATCAAAAATTTAAATGGTCAACTAGATCTTATTCTGGTATTCCTGCTGATTCATTCTTAGATGTTACTGTGAATTTTTCATTAAACTTAAACGATGCAAATCAAATGTATCTATATAAAACAATGAGAGATTGGTACAGATTAGCATACAATCCAGAAACTGGTGAAGTTGGTCTTAAAAAAGACTATGTAGGAACATTAGTTATAGTACAATTTAACAGAGCAGGTGATATTTATAGAAAAATCACATGTGAAGATTGTTTTATTACTTCAGGTCTTAACCCAAATGCAGAATTAAATTATGAAACTGCAGATGCTCAAGCATTAGATGTTACTTGGAGAGTTAACACATGGGCTGAGGAATTAGTTTAAAAAAAATTAGAGTTTAAAATTTAGAGAAGATGTAAGTCTTCTCTATTTTTTGCTTGGTAAAAATATTATATTATTATAATAATATGTCAAAGGAAGACTACATAGTAAACAAATTAATTAAAAAAATTCAAGTGCTTTTAACAGAACCTGAGTTTGAAGAATTAAATCACATTATATTAAGTAAGGCAATGGCTGAAAAACAAAGGCCTAAATCTGTTAGTGCTTTTGTAAGAGATTTAATACAGAAAGAAATTAAAAAAAATTCTGAAACAAAATAAAAAACAATTATATAATCTAACAAACACATCAACATGAGTGAAGACAATAAAGATTTTGATAAGTTCTTAAATAAGAAAGAACAAGAAGGAGGAGCATTTGAAAATACTTCTCAAGAATCTACAAATAAAGAAAATGTAGAAACAGTTGATCCTATTGAGGATACGATAAATAAACAAGGATTAGGCTCAGTAAATATGTCTAAATTTGGAAAGCAAAATGCTGAAAGTTCAAACTTTCATTTAGGCTATCATTCAGTTGATATGGAAACTCTTTTTTCTAGAGGACGTTTCTATCCACAAGATACTAAAATTTCTATTAGATCAGCAAAGGTTGCTGAAATTAGACATTTTTCAACAATGAATGAAAATAGTCTTTTAGATATCGAAGAAAAATTAAACGGTATTGTTAAAGCGTGTATGAGAATTGAAGCTCCTAATAAAAAACTTTCTTATAAAGATCTTTTAGAAGAAGATAGAATAGCAATTCTTTTACAAATTAGAGATTTATCATTTCCAGAAGCTGAAAATAAATTAATGTTAAAGGCTGAAAATAGTTATGGAACAACTAAAGATGTTGAATTAGCCACAAGAAACTTTATTACTACTGAAATTCCAGCAGAAATTGAAAAGTATTATGATGCAGTTGCAAGATGTTTTAGAATCCAAACTAAAAGTTCAGGTGAAATCTTAATGAAGCCACCATGCATTGGCGTAATGGAAGAAGTTACAAAATATATTAAAGAACAGCAAGAAAAAAAGAAAAGATGGGATCAAGCATTTATTCAAATCTTACCATATATTCAACTTGATTGGAGAGGATTTAATCAAACAGAAATATTTAATTCTGAGGTTGCATTCCAAGGATGGAACGAAAAGAAATACATGGTAACATATAGACTTGCAGAGAAAATGAAAATAGGTGCAGAGCCTGAAATGTTAGTAGACGTAGATGGAGAAGACGTTAGTGTCCCTCTTCAGTTCCCAGGTGGAATCAAAAGTCTTTTCATTATTTCAGATCTCGCTGGAGAACTTCTTTAAGACTAAATTCTATCTGGGGTTTCATTTACATCTCCAGCCTAGCGAAATAGATAATCTCGAGTATTATGAGTATTTCTATTATGTTCAAAACCTTTCTGATCATTTGAAAAAACAAAACAAATCAGAAAGCGAACAAAATGAACAAGCGCAAGAACAATATGGTAATTATAAGCAGAAGATGCCTAATATGAACCAATATAAATCTCCTAAGATGCCAAGCATTAAGATGCCAAAAATCTGAGATATATAAAGAAAAAACAGTGTTAAACATTTGAGCGCTTTTAAATCTCCATTTGAAAAATTAAGCTACGAAGCACAAAGGGAAATTGCAGATTCTGTACAACCTGGAGGTGCAATGTATGATCTTTTAGAAGACATTGCAGATAATATTAATCAATTAAATGCTAGAGAATCTGAGGTCAAAAGAGTATCTCTTTTTGGTGGACTAACTATCAAAGAGGCTTTAGCATGGAAATTTTTAGGAGAAAAAGGACTTAAAGCAATAGGCGAAGGATTTGGGGCAATAGCAGATGTTATTGACGGTATGAAAACCGGGGGTGATGAAGCAAAGGAAAAGATGGAGGCAATTGCTTCAGGATTAGAAGCAATAAAAGGACTTGGAAAAGCCATCTTTGAATTTGCAGGATATTTATTACTAGCAACGCCGTTACTAATGATAGGAGTATTAGCGGCTCCATTATTTGCACTTAGTTTATTTATAATAACAATGGCACTGTCATTTGCAGCAAAGCCTTTAGCAGATAAACAGACTCAAGAGGCTTTAGTAGCTATGGGAGATATTGGAATGGGCTTGCTAAAACTAGGAGGAAGTCTTCTTGTTTTTGCATTAATTTCTCCATTTGCAATAATAGGAGTAATAGCAGCATTTATAGTTATATCAACACTTGGGCTAGCCTTCAAAGTACTAGATGCACTTGGAATTACAGATGACATGGAAAAAATGGCAAAAGCACTTGCAATGACAGGATTAGCAATATTATCATTAGGGGTTTCATTAGCTCTTTTTAGATTAATGCATCCTTCAGAAATGGAGCTTTTAAAACTATCAGTAGCGGTAGGACTTACTATAATTGGATTTGCATTAGCCTTTGGAATTATTGGCATATTTAAAGACGAAATAATGGACGGTGCGTATGCATTAATGCTTACTGGACTAGCAATAGTAGTCTTAGGACTTTCTATGTACTTATTTAATATGGCTCTTCAAGGAATTGATGATAAATGGGAATTTTTACTTCAACTAGGTATTACACTAGGTGGATTAGGACTTGTAATGTTTGTCATAGGAAAGGATGCAGAAGGTGTTGCAATGGGAGCAGGTGCAATGATAGTTGCAGGAATAGCAATAATAGCAATAGCAATAGGGGTTAAAATATTTTCATCTGCTATAGAAGGCTTAGATAGTCCATGGGAATTTTTAGCACAGGTAGGAGTTACGGTTGCAGGGCTTGGTCTTGCGATGGCAGGTGCTGGTCTTATTGCGCCGATGATTGCATTAGGTGCAGGAGCAATGATACTGGCAGGTGGAGCATTAATCGCCATAGCAATAGGCGTTAAATTAATGAGTAAAGTATTTGAGGGAAATGCATGGGCAAACATGGTAGCAGATTCAGGAAGAGTAACTGAATCAACACTTGGATTTGGAGGAGGCAGACCAATGAGTAATTTAGAAGTACTAATGACTGCAATTGGCTATTCATTTATGTGGAATCCATTTCAAGCTATTGGTATAGCAGGAGGTGCAGGTGCAATGCTATTAGCAGGTGCAGCAATGGTCTCAATAGGTAAAGGAATTGAAAAATTTCAAGGGTTAAGCATCGACTATGATACTTTTCCAGATCAACTTAGCACACTTACAAATACACTAGCTGAAACATTTGGTAAAATAGGTGAAGATTATGGTGGAGCTGGTTTATTTGGTTTAGGTGGAGGACTTGTTTATCAAGGAATTCAAAGTGTAATGGGAATGGGTAACGCTCTTAGTAGTATTGCATATGGAATGTCAAAAATGGCTAAATTAGAATTTCCAACATATAACCCAGATGGAAGTGTCAAAGAAATTATTACATTGAATAGTGGTACTATGAAAACTATTAATGAAAATGTAGCAGATATGGTATCAAGTCTCGCAACCGCATTTGGAGACATAGGTAAAAAATACCCTTCTAAAAGTGCCGGAGGAGTTATGGGCTTTCTTGGATTTACAAAAGAAAACCCAGTTACGGCAGGTATTAGAGCAGTTAGTGGAATGGGAGGAGCAATTGGAGGAATTGCTAACGGAATGAAAGATATGGCAGCTCTTAAATTTAATGTATATGGAGATCCAAGTAAACCTGAAAAAATTACAGAAATAATAGATTTAACTAAAGGCGATATGCTAAAAAAGGTAGGAGATAATATAATGAAATTAGTCTCTACGCTGGTTGATGGATTTGCAGCCATAGGAAAGACTTATAAAGATTGGAGAACAGCAGGAGATGCTGCAAGAGGACTTTCACTTGCACAGGAGATGGGACCTATACTTGGAGATATTGTTCAATCAATGTCTGAGTTTGCAAAAGGAGGAATGGAAGAAGTGCCTAAGAAAATAAATGAATTTTTAGTAGAATTTGCAAAAAACTTACAAGAACTTGCAAAGGTAGATGGCAGTGCCGTTAAGTCAGTAGGAAATGGAATTGAATGGTTTTTTGATGCATTTCAAGATGAACAAGAAGGTATAGATGTAATGATAGCAATGGGCAAAGAAGCAGATGCATTAAATAATGTATCTTCATTCATAGAAAAAATAGGAGCAGTTCCAGCAACTATTACTAAAACTGCAGATGCAATTAAAACAATGAGTATTTCCATGCCAAAAATGAGCCTTTTATTTTTAGGAGATGCAACAGACTTTGTTGAAGAATCTGGTAAATTTGGAAATCACGTTATTGTAGGAAGGGCTATAAAGGATATTACAAATAGTATGGTAACTTTAGGTGAAGTAAACGTTGAAGGTTTTCCAACTATGTTAGACTTTATAGAAGATCTTGAAGACATTGATTTAAGCGATATTAAAAAAGATTTAAGACATGTTGCAAAATCTTATCAAATGATAGGAGAAACAACAAATAGTTTAGATATTGAAGCAATCGTAGAAACTTCAAATATGTTTAAAGCTCTTGCGTATCTTTCTGAACAAGGAGGAGAAGATGCAATCGAAGCACTCGGTGATGATTTAATAGAAGCAGTCGAAAAACTTGCATTAATGATAGCAGACTTTGGAGGAACAGTTGAAGAAGCAAGAGAAGGTAATCAATCATTTATAGATGGAGCAATAGACACTATTAAATCTGGAGCTAAAACTCTTTTCGGAGGAGGTTTTAGTTCAGGAGGAGGAAGTACATCGAATTCACAAAGCACTGTTGTTAACAACACAGATCAATCTGCCCTTCTTGCTGAAATTAAAAGACTACAAAATATTTTAATGTCAGGTGAAGCTACATTCCAAGTAGAAAGTAACGCGTTTTAAACAAATTTCTTTTTTCATATATAAATAGTATGAAAACAACAGAAACTACGTTTTATGAATCAAGTACAATTAAATGTTCACAATATAATTTTAAAGATAAAATAATGTTAGTAACATTTAATTCAGGGATAACGTATCAATATGATAACGTCGATATTAAAACTTATGAAAAGTTCTCTATGGCTGAATCACAAGGTAAGGCCCTAAACGAGCATATTAAAAATACAGAAATTAAAGCAACTAAAGTAGTATAAATATTTAAATTAATAAAAAAATGTCAAGAGTAAAAGCAGCAGGAAATGGAAATATAGACGGCATAAGCAAGAAAAGAAAAGGAGTTCATGCTAAGTCAAGTTCAAAAAATAAAAATTCAAAAAAATATAAAAAGCCTTATAGTAGAGGAGGAAGATAGATGAACGTTTTACAAAAATACATTACATATTGTGAAAAGAAAGGAATTGCTTTTCAAATGGATAATCATGTAAGACCTTATGACGATACGACACTTTTTTGTCCAGCTGGCATGCAGCAGTTTAAAGATCGTTTTAAAAATCCAGATAATACTACAGTTGCAAATGTTCAATCCTGTTTAAGACTACAAGACATTGACGAGATAGGAGATGGAAGCCATCTTTTATACTTTAACATGTTAGGTCTTTTTAGTTTTGGAGAAATGACAGTTAACCAAGCCGTTGAATTTTGGATGGAATTTGTACAAGAAGAACTTAAAATCCAAGTAGACTGTGCAACAATTCATTCTGATAAGTTTGATAATTGGAAATGGATGTATGATATTTATAAAACTCCATTAAAATTAGACGATGAATGTATTTGGACTGATGGAGAAATGGGAGGTTATTGTACAGAGTTTTACCATAAAGGAATAGAAATAGGTAATATAGTAAATACGTCAGATAAATTTATAGATGTCGGGTTTGGACTTGAAAGACTTGAGGCTATAGTTAATGGCACTGAGGTAAAGAGTGCAAACGAGACACTTGAAGAGACTATTTTAAAGATAGCAGATTCTGGTTATAAGCCAGGTCCACAGAAACAAGGATATGTACTTCGTAAACTTCTTAGAATCTTATACAATAATAATGGTTATATGGATCATCCATTTTTTAAGAGGGAAGTTGAAAGACAAGAAAAAACAAAACTTAGGTATCTTAGACTTAAGGAAAAGCACCAAGATAAAGATAAAGAATGGTGGTTTGATACACATGGTATCGATATTGATGAAATGAACGAATTAGGACTATGACGATAAAAGAATCTTATATAAAGGGTTTATTTGAAATAGTTCCTCAAACATTTAAAGATGATAGAGGAGAATTTGTAGAAACTTATAATGAGGAAAAATTAAAAGACATTATTCCATATCAATTTGTACAAGACAATCAAAGTATTTCTAAAAAAGGAGTCTTTAGAGGCATTCATATGCAAATGGGAGATTGGGCTCAAGGTAAACTTGTAAGAGTTTCAAGCGGTGCAGCCATTGATTATGCTGTAGATCTTAGACCAGATTCTGCGACTTTTGGTCAATGGGATAGTGTAATGTTAACACCTGAAGCAAATAATCAATATTGGGTTCCACCTGGATTTGGACATGCATTTTTAGCATTAGAAGATAATACAACATTTTGTTATAAATGTACTAATTTATATAATAAGGAAAGTGAAGAATGTATAAAGTGGAACGATAGTGATATTTATTTAGAATTTTTACATTATAATGGAGACATATTAGTTTCTGAAAAAGACGAACAAGGAATTACACTAAAAGAATTTAAAAACAAACATTGTTAAGCCCTTAATATTTAGATATATAAATAAAGTAAAGAAAACAACATTATGAAATATACTAAATTATTTGAAGAATTTGTAAATGAAGCTAAATTCTCATTCGGGAAAAAAGGAATTATGCAAAGAGCTCAGGAAATCCTAGACATGGCCAAAGATTCTAAAGATTTAGGCTTTATAGAAAAAATAGCAAATAGCGGTAATTTACCAGATTATAATCAACATGTAAATATTAATGTTGAAAAACCAGATCAATATAAAATATTACAAGGAAGCAACGCATTGTTATTAGCAAAGGAAATTAAAAAAGTTATTAAAAAATATAAAAAACACGAGGTTGTCGATGAAATGAGAGGACGTTTAGTATCTAAAGACGGAAAAGTCCTTCATGAATTTAAACCAGATGGAAAAATCCTAGGAGTTGCAAATAGACATGCCATGAATTTACCATTCTTTTCCGCCGATACTAATGAACCATCATTTATAATTGGAGTAAACTGCGGTGATAGAATTAATAATAGCATTAAGGAAAAAATGTTTAATGAGGTCTATCAGTTATTATTTGTATTTAACGAGTCTAACAATATTGATAGAGGTGTAAGTATAGAGGTTATCTCATATGATGATGACCACAGTATTATTGGATTGGCTGTAAGAAGTAAAGATAATTTAATTAGTGGTTCTGCTGCAATGACGGCAAAATCGATAATGGAAGTAAAGTAAACTTAACATTTTTAAGATGAAAAAATACATTAACAAATACACACTAACATGGGCTGCATATCTGATAGCAGCATCTATTGCGCTTTACCTATTATACTGGTATGGGTAAATTGTTCATAACTTTTTAAAAAAAGTGCTCTAAAATTTTCACGAGTCAAAGATTATAGTTATATTAGTATTATAATTAAAACTTAAACAAAATGGAAATAATAGAAAATTTAAAACATGTAAGTAGCAACACTGTATTTGCTGGTACTGTTACTCAAAAAGACAATAAAGGTAAACAATTAAAATTTACGGTTTCAAATCATTTAGAAGAAGGAGTTGAATACAAATTCAGATATACTTGTAAATGTAGAGCTGGATTTTTAAATATCAATAACCAAACAGCTACGCCTGAACAATTTATCTCATCAACTTATGCTTTTTTAGATAATGTACAAGTTTTGAAAAAATTCGATGACGGTACTGAACATTGGTTTAATGTATTAACTACTAAAGGTGGTAAATTTCACTCAATTGATAAAGCATTCTTAAACCACTTAAAAGTAACTCACATGCACAATGCTTGGAAAAAAATGGTTGACTATGATCTTTGGAAAAATATGAACACAAAAACCCATGCCAGTTACGCATATAAAATAAACAAATAATATGTCGGATTTAATTGCAATAATCGGAGTAATCGCAGCAACTTATTTAATGGGTTGGCTACGAGGCTCTGAAACAGAAAGAACAAGAATTAGAAGAATGTTAAACTATACCATGGATGAATGGGAAGAACTGTTTAAAAAACACAAAGATGAGTAATGTAATAAATAATAATCTTTTGGAAAAGTTTTTTCAAAAGTATCTAGACTTAGGTTATACTGATAAAGAAGCAGAATTAAAAGCAAATAACGACTTTTGGGAAACTTTAAACGTTTAATTGTTCATAACTTTTTGAAAAAAGTTGCCTCTAGATTTTTTTATGTCAAAGATTATAGTTATATTAGTATTATAATTAAAACTTAAACAAAATGAATAATATAGAAAAATTAGAGAAAAGCCTAAGTTTCCATACAGAAATGGGAAACATTGGTATGGTTAATACTCTTAAGCCACTGCTTATAAAAAAAATAAAAGATCTTCTTTTATTTAACATGGACATGGGAAATAAAGGTATGACTAGTATTCTTACTAACAAACTTAATAAACTTAAATAATATGAATTGGAATAAAATAATAGATCAATTAGATGACAAGATGGATTATATGGGAGAATCAAAAATGATGCACAATAGATATTGGGTGCACAGAGCTGCCATGACAATGAAAAAATTAATTAATCACAAATTAACACTTGAAAAAAATGGAAAATAAAATTAAAGCAGAATGGTATGAAGATATATTAGAAGCATTAGGTGCTGAAAATATAACAAGTAAAACTCAAAAGAAAAATGGTACTTCAATGTGGAGATTAAGAACCGGAGAAACTGTTGCAGAATATTCTAGTGGATATGTTAGAAAAATAATATATGCTAATCATTATAATGGCAAAAGGTTTCAATATACTTGTTGGCAACTAAACCCAACTGAAACTTATGAAAAATCTTATACAAGTCCATTTAATGGAGAGACTTATAATCATACAGGTAAAGATAGAATTATGCTTTGCACAAGAGAAGAAAGAATGGAAAAACTTGTAAATTATGCAACTAAAAAAATGTTAAAAAAAGTTGCCTAAAAATTTTCACGGGTCAAAGATTATAGTTATATTAGTATTATAAATTTAAAACGTAAAAAAATGACAGATCAAAAATGGGTAATATTCGACTTAGATGGAACTTTAGCGAATATAGATACAAGAAGAAAGCTTGCAACTAAGCCAAATGGTAAAATAGATTGGGATATATTTTTCGATCCTGCAAATATAAAGTTAGATCAGCCAAATCATGCTGTGATAAAAATGGCTCAAATTCTTGCAGAGTCTGGTCACATGATCGCTATCTTTAGTGGTAGAAGTAAAGGTACTCAATTGACTACTAAGAGTTGGTTGGTTAAACACAAAGTACCTTTTCATGTAATTAAGATGAGACCAACTGGCAAAGATTGGATGTTTAAGCCAGACGATCAACTTAAACAAAACTGGTTAGATGATTTATTTCCAGATAAAAGCAACATTGTTTGTGTCTTTGATGACAGAGATAAAGTTGTAAAAATGTGGAGAAATAACGACCTAACATGTATGCAAGTTGCTCCAGGCGACTTTTAATAAACAATATTAATTTTATTCATATAATATAAAGAAATGATAGAAATTTTAGGATATACAGCAACTGCTTTAATTATATTTTCATTTACGATAGAAAATATAAAAAGATTAAGAACCGTTAATACAATAGGATGTTTTTTATTTACAATATATGGGCTTTATATTTTAAGCATTCCAATTATAATTACCAACATGGTGATTATGGCAATAAACTTACATCAACTTTTAAAAATTATAAAAGAAGAAAGTGGACTTGAATAGTTATTATGCAATGACAGCTTCTAAAAGAAATGGCACACCCATTGAGTATGAAATGGAAGCAATGGGATATGTAAAAGATTATTATATAGGCTCAGGTGCATGGCACTGGAAAAAAAGTGAAAAAAAGTGTTAAAAAGTTTTCACGGGTCAAAGATTATAGTTATATTAGTATTATAATTAAAACAAAGATAAAATATGTTAGAAAAAATAAAAGCTTTTGTAGAGCAAAGTAACTCATCAAACTCAAACTTAGACAAGTTAAAAGTATTAGAACAGTTTAAGGATGATCTAGAGGTCACTAGAATGCTCAAGTATGTATACTCACCATTTAAACAATATTATGTTACTTCAAAAAATCTAAAGAAGAGAAGTGACCTAATGAACTCTCACACTGACAATAATTTGTTTAATTTATTAGATAGATTAAACAATAGAGAAATTACAGGCCATACTGCAATTGCAGAAGTTAATGGTTTTATTAATAACAATGAAGAATACGCAGATCTTATTTATAATATTATTGATAGGAATCTTAAAACAAGATCTACGACTTCGATGATTAATAAAATTATTCCAGGCTGTGTTCCAACATTTGATGTAGCATTGGCATCTGCGTATGATGATAAAACTAAAAAGAAAGTAAATTTCATAGAAGACGATTGGTACCTTAGCAGGAAACTTGATGGTGTTAGATGTCTTGCAATCTTTAATGAATGGGGAGAAGTAAGTCTCTACTCAAGAAGTGGTAAATCATTTCTTACATTAGAGAATGTTAGACAAGAACTTGAAAGTTTAGAACTTACAAACATGGTAATGGATGGTGAAATATGCATGGTAGACGAAGATGGAAATGAGGACTTTCAATCAATTATTAAAGAGATTAAAAGAAAGAACCACATAATTGAAAAGCCATTATTTCAAGCATTTGATTTAATTACAGCAGAGGATTTTGCAAATAAAGTTTCAAAAGAGCCCTTATATCTTAGACTACAGACGCTTGAGATGATTCTAGGCAATCCAAACCTAGAGTATATTAAATATTTACAACAGTATTTAACTACTGGTGAGGACATGGTAAAGGAACAAATGGCAATCGCAGCTAAAGAAGGTTGGGAAGGTTTGATGCTAAGAAAAGACGATGTTTATAAAGGTAAGAGAAGCCAAGACATTTTAAAGGTTAAAAAAATGTTTGATGCTGAATATGTCGTAGTAGGTCTTGAAAATGCAATTAACAGAGTAATTGTAGATGGTAAAGAAGTAGATGAGATGATGCTTAAAAATGTAGTTATAGAACATAAAGGCAATAGAGTACAAGTTGGCAGTGGCTTTAGTCTTGAACAAAAAAGAAACTTTTTTGAAAATCCTAATAAAATATTAAACAAAACCATAACTGTGCAATACTTCGAAGAAACTACAAATCAAGAAGGAGAACATTCACTAAGGTTCCCAGTAATTAAAGCAGTCTACGAAGAAGCCAGGGATTTTTAAAGAAAACAAAATGAAAAAAGCGCTAAAACTAGTACAATTTTTTATAATTTTAATTCTTTTATCTTGTATTATAATTTTAAGAAAAAATATAAAAAATTCAGAAAATAAACATAAGCAAAAGGAAGCTTTATTAGTAGATCAATATTTAGACTTACAGATAGACAACAGTAAATTATTAGACCATATTAATTTATTAGACGATGAAATAAAAATATTAGGATCATGTTGTGCAAATGAGGGTTTAACTGCTAAAGACGCAGAATATGGCGATTAGACTTCGAAGCAGAAGAATGAGACACAGGCTTTATGTAGAAGCAAGAATCCATGAATTGCACCAGAAAATAGTTAAACAAGTAATAGAAAAAGGAACAGTAAACCACAAGGCAAGAGAATTATTATTAAAATACCATAGTAAATTAAATAAAAAATTATGATTTTTGAAACAATTTCAGTACCTAAATTTTCAACACTATTAGTACCATTAGCATTTATAGCAGGTTCAATGAAAGAAGAACCTAAAGAAGAATTTTGCATAGATGATAGTAATTTAGTAATAGAAAAAAAGATAGTAGAAAAACAATTAATTGTCGATTCTACTCTAATACATGCATTAATAAACGTAGAAAGCAGAGGAAATGCAAAATGCATAGGAGATACGCATCTTGCAGAGCCATCAATTGGCGTCTTACAAATACGTCCAATTATGGTTAGAGAAGTTAATAGAATCCTAAAAATTCAAGGTTCTAAGAAGCGTTATAAAAGAAAAGACAGATATAGTAGAACAAAATCTATTGAAATGTTTGTTATTTGGAGAGACTTTCATCACAGAGGAGCAAGTGATGAAACAATTGCAAAATGTTGGAATGGCGGCCCAAAAGGCAGAAAGCTAATTAAGACTCAGCATTATTGGAATAAAGTACAAAAAGAACTTAAAGAAATAAGAGGATGAAAAATTTAGAAAATAGACTTAGGCTTTTTATAAATTGGCTTGAAGACGCAGAGTTCTATAGAGATCACTATAGAGATGGACAACTTGAGACAATGATTAAGAATGCACAAGAAGAAACTTGTAGAAAAGTGGCAGATTATTTAAGAGAAGTTTTAGATATGTCAGATGCTGCAGTTAATGAGTGTTTAGATAAGCCAGAAATTTTAGACGTAGACGAACAAGAAAAATGAATATAGATCAATCATATGATAATGCTTATAGATTATACATGGGTGAAATAGACTATGATGATTTAGGCGAAGAGTTTTGGTTACCGGTTGACCATACAGATAGAGATGTAATATTAAAACATTATGAAAATGAAGAAGAATATGAACGTTGCCAAAAAATAGTAAATGCAGTTAGTTAGTACACACCCAATAAAAAAATCAGATTTAGGCTTTCATGGAAACTTGTTTGGAGGGAAACTTCTGGCTTGGTTAGATGCAGCCGCAGCAAGCTATGCAGCAGAAATGTGCGATACTCCAAGAATGGTAACAAAATGTATCGATAAATGTGTTTTCACAAAGCCAGCAAAGGAAGGTCAACTACTAAAAATGTATGCTAAGATAGATAGTATAGGAACAACTTCTATAGATTTATATTTAGAAGCCAGAAGCCATAATGTTTATAATGGCAAACAAAATATTATTTTACAAACAAATATAAAGTTTGTAAGAATTGATGAGATGGGAGATGCAATTCCAATTTCAGAAAGAGTAAAGGATAAATTTAAATAAAATAAAATGGCACATATACAATGGGGCGGATATAAATGGCGTCCAAGAGAAAAATGGGGAACATATCACCCTGACAAAACATATTGCTATTATGATAGAAGCGCAATAGAAATAAATGAAAAGGACGAAATGATCTTAAAGACTCAAATGAATCCAAAAACATTTAAAGGCAAGTCACTTCATTATAATTCAGAATTAACAGAGCTTGAAATTCCAATAGGAGTAGGTTTAGTATCAAGCGTTGATGGCTTTGGCTATGGATATTTTGAAATAGAAGCTAAGTTACCAACAGGTAAGAATCTATGGCCTGCATTTTGGATGAGTCCATTTGAAAGTTGGCCACCTGAAATTGATGTCTTTGAGGCTTATTCAAAAAACAAAGAACACTTTTTTCATTTTAATCTTTTTAATCCATTTGGCTTTTGGAGAGTTGAAACTAATTTTCACTGTGGAAAGCAACCCGATAATTATAATTTAGGAGCAAAGACACATTGGCTAGGTTGGAAAAATCCAGCAAAACACTTTAATAAATTTGGATGTTTATGGACTGAAGATGTGATTAAAATATTTTATAATGATAGACTAGTTAGAGAGCTTAAAGATCCAAAGTTATTAGATGAATATCGTGGTAAATCAATGAATGTAAAAATAAATGCACATGTTGATGCAGGTGTAGATGTAAACAATCACCCTACTTCAGAATATGTTGTAAGAAATTTTAAATATAAATCTTTATCAGAGTTAAACAATTAATTTTTTTAGTATATAATAAACATGGAAGAAGCTGAATACAACAAGATAGAAATAGAAATTTTAAAGGAAATGGAAAGCCTATTAGCGAGTGAAACTAATACTTCCAATTTAAAAGAAATACAAGGACTAAGAGAAAAACTTAGGAAATTAAGATTAGAGAACTTAGATAAGTCAAACATTCGTAATTAAATAATACATGAAAATAATATTAGTAGGCAAGGCAGCAGCAGGTAAAGATTATTTTAGAGCAAGGCTGGCAGATAAAGGATTTAAAGGAGCTGTAAGCCACACAACAAGATCTCCAAGAGAAACAGAAACAGAAGGTGTAGATTATTATTATACAGATGATGAGACCTTTATGAAAATTGTAGAATCAGGTGATATGCTTGAGTATATGGATTTTAAAGGTTGGAAATATGGAATGACAAGAGAAGAATATGAAAAAAGTGATGTTTTAATTATGTCACCAGATGGTCTTAAGTTATTACCAGAAGAAATTAAAAAGGAATGTTTAATAATTTATTTAGACATTAACCCTACCACAAGGTTAACTAGATTAATCTTGAGAGATGATAAAGCTTACCATCCAATGTCAAGAGAGATAGAGGATATGAAGCAATTTAACGAATTCGAAGATTATGATCTACGAGTGACCAATCCAGAATTTTAGGATATATAAATAGTAATTTTAAAACAAACAAACAATGACGAATTTAGAAGATTTAAAAACAGAAAGAACAGAACTTGAAGGTAAAGTTACTGAACTTGCAAAGGCAAATGCGGCTATGATTTTTAACGTAGAAGTTGAAGACGTATCAATGATTAAAACAATACAAGACCACCTAAATAAAGGATATACTTGGGAAACTAAGAATGCAGCAATTGTTGTAACTTTATTTGATAGGTTAAAGGCAGAAAGAAGTAGAATTAAAAAAGAACTTGAAACAGCAGGTGACGATTATAAAGTAACACTAGAGCTTAAGGCTTATGAGTTAAATGGTCTCTATCAAGCACTCTTAAATGTACAAGGAACTGGCGTTGAAAGCGCAAGAAAATTTGTAAAGATGCTTACAATGGTAGGTGAGTCAGTGACTAATGCAATGAATGAACTTACTGAATCTAATAAAGAAATTTCAGAAATGCATGTTAGATTAAGAGATCTTGACACTAACATTACTGCAATTGAAAATACGGAAGAAGTTGAACCTACTTTAGAAACTGCAGATGAGACAAAAGGCTAAGAGTCAAAAAAGATTAGACTTCATGGAATTAATTTCTGAAGCTATTACACAAGACGATATATTTAATACAATTGATTATAAAAACAAGACTGAAGATCAAATCAAACAATTTGTTTATCCTCATCTTGTACAATCACTAACTCAATATTTAGTTGAAAATACTGACACTACTGCTGAAAAAGCAAAAGCAAAGGTAAAAAGAAACTTAAAATGGGAAGGCGATGTTAATACTACCGTACACCATACATTATTTATGGGAACATTAAATAGACCAGATATGGTACTAGAAATGAACGGTATGAATATCGCAATTGAGTTTAGAAGAGGCGAAAGTGGAAATAGCTTAAGAAGTGGAATCGGACAAAGCCTTGTTTATTCAACAAATTATGATTTTGTAATGTATCTTTTTATTGATACATCAAAAGACCAAAGAATCAAGAATGCTCAAACAGGCACGAAAGAAGCTCAGTTAATGATGGATCTTTGGAATAGATACAACATTAAATTCACAGTAGCCTAATGGGTAAAACATTTATAACAGGTAATATGCAATTAGGGCGCCAATCAGCTATTGGAAAATGGAAGCGCCCTTATAGCACAGTAGATTCAATGACTTCTGATTTAATTAAAAATTGGAATGAGGTTGTAACTAATGAAGACGTTGTATATCATCTTGGTAATTTTGCATGGGATCCTAAAACAGCATATGATTCATTGCTTTTATTAAAAGGTAAAAAGATTTTTATGATAATTGGAGAAAATGATCAGCCAATTCTAGATCTTTATAATAAGGGCAATTTACCTAAAAATGTAAAAATATTAGATCCATATTTTTCAATAGACGTTTTAAAGATATGTTTAAACTACTGGCCTATGCAGGAATGGCCTAAAAAATCTAAAAAGTATTATGGAGTTATAGGCTATCCAACTCGTAAATACAAAACAGTACCAAAAAAGAGAATGATAAATTGTAGCACTGATCAATGTAACTTTAAGCCACAGGATATTAATTCACTGATGGACTTATTAAAAGAAATAACATGATGACATTTTTCGAATTCACATTTCAATCAATATGGCACTTTCTCGGAATGGTGCTACTAATTTCTATCGTGGGCAATACCGTCCTTGATTTAATAAAAATTTTTAAGAAATAATTGTTAATAACTTTTAGGAAAAAAGTGCCTAAAAGTTTTCACGGGTCAAAGATTATAGTTATATTAGTATTATAATTAAAACTTAAACATGACAAACATAATCGACACTTGGACTAAAAAAGAATTTTTACAGGTAATGAGCGACGCCTATAAAGACGCACACGGGATTAGACCTAGAGGAATTAAATATTCTGAATGGTCTTTAGCAGAACTTAAAGATGAGTTCTTAATGCTGTGTTCAATCGCAGCCGAAAATGAACAGTGGGATAGAGAACATTAAATTGTTCATAACTTTTGAAAAAAAGTGCCCAAAAAATTTCACGGGTCAAAAATTATAGTTATATTAGTATTATAAATTAAAAACGTAAAAAACAATAAATATGCCAAAAACAAAAATCACTTACAGAGAATTAGCAGAAAACTTCGTAGCAACAAGATCACATAAAGATTATAATGCAATTTACAATAGAGTAAAGCCAGGTCTTAAAACTTATATCTACAAAATAGTAAAAGACAACAGTATCGCAAGCGACTTAACATCAAATGTGCTAATTAAACTGTGGACTAAAATCGATCAATATAAACCAGAATGGCAAATTACAACATGGTTATACAAGATCGCATTCAATGAAGCCCTAGGTTATATTAAAGAAAGAAACAAAAAATCATCACTTGATCAACTAAGAGAATTCGGTGTGCAAGTAGGTGATGATGGTATTATTAATGGTTCTGCAAATGGACTCTTAATGGAATACGAACAAAAAACTGAAAATGACTACATTGAAGAAGACGAAGAGCTTATGCAAAAATACGAAAGTGCACTTAAAGCAATTGTAGATCTTAAGCCAATGTACAAAGAAATCATGGAAGATAGACTTTTAAAAGGTATGAAATATGAAGACATTTCTGCAAAACATAAGGTCAATTTACAAACAGTTAAAAACAGAATCCGTAGAGGTAAAACATTAATCGCAGAAAAAATATCATAATCTTAAATCTTAAAAAAATAAAATGAATAATCAAACAAACGATAGAAAGACAAGCCAATTATTAGCAAACTTAAATAAAAGAGCATTGATGCTTGTAGAAATTTACAACTACTATGAACAAGTTGGAGAAGACATTGATAAAGAAAAAATTGATATGTTAACTGATCAAAAACTAGAAGATCTACATGGTCACTGTATGTGGGAGATGGATCAGTTTGAAACTCAGGAAGAAAAAGATATTAAGAATGGTTTGTACGGTGAGGAATATTAATAGGATATATAAACAAATCTAAAACATAACATATAATAAACATGGAAGAACAAACACATATTTTAGACATTTTAATAGAAAAAATATCTAAAGGATTAGATAAAGATGTTAAAGTTTACTTAGCAATGGATGACGATAAAAAGGAATTACTTGCTATAAAAAAAGGAGATGATGAAAGAGGCTTAGACCTTGCACAAATAGTCAACTCTTATGGATTTTATAGAATTTATCAAGCAGATTCTGAAGAAGAAGCACTAGATAAATTAGCTGAAGGACTTGTTAAGTCTATAACAAATATGTTAGAGACAGAAAATTCTGAAAAATAAAAAGATGGGGGTATAGCTCAGTTGGCTAGAGCGCCTGCCTTGCACGCAGGAGGCCGTGGGTTCGAATCCCTCTACCTCCACTATCTTAATTATGAAAAATCTTATATTAACCGCTAGTCTTGGAGATAGACCTTTTAAAAAATATGCGTTCTTTTCAATGGAAGAATATGCTAAAAAAACAAATGCAGATTTTATAGTAGCAGAAGATATAGAAATTCCAAAAGAATTAAAAGAACTAAAAGTAGGTAGAGGAAATAATACATCGTATTTAAAAAAGATACTGTGGATAAGAAAATATTTAAAAGAATACGATAAAGTATTATGGCTAGATGACACATGTTACGTGAATCCAAATTGTCCAAATTTATTTAATTTTGTTCCAAGTGGATATGTGGCAGCTGCTTCTGAATCTCAATTAATGTATGTTGGCTTTAAAGAAGCATATAAGGATTTTTTAAAAAGGTGGACCATTTATAAAAACGAAAGAGACACTACATTTAATACAGGTGTTATTTTATATACTAAAGAGTGTAAACATATGTTTAGTAATGATAATTTACTAAATACAATTGCTAAATTGTGTTTGACTTCTCAATGGCCACAACAATTACTTACAAACTATTTGATAATAATTAATAATATTCCAAGAATTGTTTTAGATTCTAAATTTAATAGAATGCATATATGTGAAAAATACGAACCATATATAGAAAGACGCGAATTAATTAGTGAGAAAGAAGGTAAAATAAAAGACGTGTCAGATGAATTTTTTAAAAAAAATTTTAAATTTAATAAAAAGCTTTTAAAACAAGATCCATTTGTATATGAGGCATTTATATATCACCTTGCAGGAAAATCAAAAGAAGTTAGAGAAAACCTTCTTAAACAAATACATAAAACTTTTTCAAAAGTAAAAATATGAAAATAGGAATTACATGTTCAACATTTGACCTTTTACATGCAGGTCATATTAAAATGCTAGAAGAAGCCAAGAGTCAATGTGACTACCTAATATGTGCTCTTCAAACAGATCCAACAATTGACAGACCAGGTACAAAAAATAAGCCAATTCAATCTTTAGTAGAAAGGTTTATTCAATTAGAAGGTTGTAGTTACGTGGATAAAATATTACCATATCAAACTGAGAAAGACTTAATTGATATTTTTAGTTCATTTAAACTTGATGTAAGAATTATAGGTGGAGAATATTTTGGCAAGGAATTTACAGCAAAAGACATTTGTGAAAAAAGAGGTATTGAAATCTTTTACAACAAAAGAGATCATGGGTTTTCAAGCACTGAATTAAGAAATAGAATTTTTGAATTAGAACTTAAAAAAAGAAACAAATAAAAACTTCTTTATATAATATTAGTAAATTAATAAAAATAAAACATAAATTATGACAGAATTATTAGAACAATTACAAACAACTTTAGATAGTATTCAAGATGATGCTTCAAAGTTCAATGAAAAAGGCAACAAGGCTGCTGGTACTAGAGTAAGAAAAGGAATGCAAGCTATTAAAGCTTTAGCACAAGACGTAAGAGTACACGTTTCTGAAACTAATAAAGCTAACGGTTAAATTACAAAATTAGTAGACAGGTTACATGACCTTCTAGGCACCTCTAGATAACTTTGTTTCCTGTCTATTATGTTTTTGCCTTTGTAGCTCAGCTGGCTAGAGCAGCTGATTTGTAATCAGCAGGTCGTGGGTTCGAGTCCCTCCAAAGGCTCTAAATAAAAATTATGAAACTAACAAGTATTTTATATTGGTTATATCAACCCTTTAGTTATTGGTATAACTTTATTCTAGAATTTAGAATTTGGTTTATTTTTCAAACTACTACTAAGCGAAACAGAAAAAAACTCGAAGAACGTGATTTAAGAGTCGATTGGATCGGTAGAGTTTATGGTGTTGTGAATATGCCAGATGAAGTTTTAGGTGCTGCTGAGGAAATACAACAAGCCTTTGTATTAAAACAACTTGGCCAATTCGGAGGTATCTTAAATGAACTTAAATTATCAAACGTTGTCTATCCACAGATGCAAGAAATTAAAGGCAGTGGAGCATATCTTGTTATATTTTGGCCAGTTCTTGATCGATTAAATGTATTTGCAATTATCGGTAGTATATTATATACTCTAATCTATGCATTTATTGTTTATTTAATAGCAAGAATTTTTATAATCAATGAAGTATTTGGAAACTTATTTGATTTTATCAATAAATTATTATAATGGAAGAAGTAAAAAGAGTCCACAAAGATGGCAAAAGGTTTTATCAAGTCACAAAGGATAATAAGGTAATTGCAACACTACCTTCTGTAACTACGGTTATGGGAGAGATGTCAGATAAGAGTGGCCTTGAAAAATGGAAAAAAAGAGTTGGTGAAAAAGAGGCAAATAGAATTAGTCAGCTATCCATGAATAGAGGTACAATTATGCACCGTCAAATAGAATTATATAAAGGATTTGCAGGTACTCCAGAAGAAATGAAAGAACAGCTTACTGAAGTTTGTAAGACCGATGAAGAAATTAACGAAATAGTAAAATTAGAGAATGGTGAATTATATTTAGAAGAAGCATGGAAAATGTTTGATAAATTCTTTTATAATCAAAGTAGATTCTTTTCAAGAATAGATGAGGTATTGGATGCTGAAAGGTTTCTTTGGACTCTTAAAGGTGGTGAATATGCAGGTACGCTTGATAATGTATCAAGAATGAAAGATGGCAGCGTACAAATCATAGACTATAAAAATAGTAGAAGACCTAAAAGAATTGAATGGGTTAGAGATTATTTTAGACAAACTGCAGCATATTGGGTAGCCTATTGGGATAGAACAGGTATTAAAGCTGATGGAGCTGAAATATGGATAGCCAATGAAGAGGATGATATGCCACAGTGTTTTACATTGGATCAAGAAGACCTAATGGATAATTATAAAAGCTTTATGGAAACAAGAAAGGCTTTCAAGAACAAGTTCGGATATTAAGAGGATATATAATCCTATAAAAAAACTTAAAGACATGTTTAAAAATTTATCTGAAAAGTTATTTCCTTTTTTAATAGCATTAACTGCACTATCCGTAAGTGCCTCTGCGGCGTTTTATTCAGTCAGTGGTTTAAGTAAACTTTTTGCAGGTGCAAGTCTTGCGGTTATCATAATGGCAGGTAGTCTTGAAGTTGCTAAACTAGTTATCGCATCATTATTATATCAATATAGAAATACAATTCCAAAAATGCTTAAGTATTATTTAACAATAGCATGTTTTGTTTTAGTATTAATAACATCAATGGGTATTTATGGATTTTTAAGTGCGGCATATCAAGAAACTGCAAATAAAGAAGGTAATAGAGATGCACAAATTACTTTAATAGAAACTAAGAGAGATAATGTACAAGGTCAATTAGATGTTTATACCGAAGAAAAATCTAATATTGATGAGGCAGTTACAGAATTAAGAAAAGGACTTTCAAATAATAAAGTTCAATGGAGAGATAAAGAAACAGGTCAAATTATTACATCAACTTCAAGTAGAACAAGAAAAGCTTTAGAAAAACAACTTGATCAGGCTATAGGCCGACAAGATGTTATTAACGAAAAAGTAGATGTATTAAATGAAAAACTATTTAATTTTGAAGCTGAAATAGTTGAAGCAAAAATAGGAGACGGTAGTGCAGGTGAACTTGGCCCATTAAAATATTTAGCAAGTGTTACAGGAGTTCCAATGGATAAAATTATTAATGTGCTTTTATTAATTATAATATTTGTATTTGATCCACTTGCAATTGCATTGGTAATTGCAGCTAACTTTGCATTTGAAAGACTTAAGAAAAAACAAAAGGAATGGATTGAAGATAAGGCATTTTCAGAACACGTTGATGAAATTCTACATGAAGATGAAGAAAACATTTTAGATGTGAATTCACCTTTACCAGGAGAAGAACATAAAGAAGATGAATGGGGAAGTGAAGGCCCACCATGGTATGACGAGGACTATGATGAAGATTCACCAAATAAAGAATTAAAACAAGCTGATGAAAGATATAAAGAAAACTTAACGGAAGAAGAAGAAGCTTGGAAAGATGAAATAGATGAAACTGAACATTTATTATCTTTAGAAAAAAATAAAGAATATTTAGAAGATTCAATAGAACAAGCTGAGGAAATAGAAAAAACCTTTCAAGGAAGTGAAGGACTTTTAAAAGAGACTAAAGAAGAATCAAACAAAAATGGTTTTTTAAATAAAGAAACTAAAAAAGAAGAAACTAAAAAAGATTTATTAAAAGAAGAAACTAAAGAAGATTTATTAGATAACGCTACTAAGAAAAATGAAATAGATCAAAGAAATGGTTTTTTAAAAAATAAAAAAGAATAATGGTATTAAAATTAGGAAGTACTGGAGAATTTGTTGGAATCTTACAAGAGATATTAAGTATAAATCCAGTTGATGGCATTTTTGGAAAACAGACTCAACATACTGTCCAGTCATTTCAAAAAAGAAATAAGTTAACAGTAGATGGAATAGTTGGTCCTATGACATGGAAAAAACTAAATTTTAACCCAATTGAACATTCACTCGATAGTGATAGACAGTCATATGGAAATTGGATAGAAGATTATTTTTTACCAGAAGGACAATATGTAAATGAATCAACTAGTAAATATTATATAATTCTCCATCATACGGCCGGCAGAGAAAATCCATATAAAACAATAGATCATTGGGCAAATGATAACAGAGGTAGAGTTGGAACTAATTACGTCATTGGAGGAATATCAGTAGATGGTAAAAACAATGAACATGATGGTAAAATTCTTAGAGCAATTGATGATGAATTTTATGGATGGCATATTGGTACAGGGGCAAACATGTTTGTAAAAAAACATTCAATAAGTATTGAACTATGTAGTGCAGGAGGTTTAACCGAAAGAGACGGAAAGTGGTTTACATGGTTTGGTGAAGAAGTAGATAAATCACAAGTACGTTTACTTAAAGATAAATTTAGAGGCTATCAAGCTTTTCATAAATATTCAGATGAACAAGTAAAGTCATTAGAGGCTTTATTAAGATACCTTTCAAAGACACATGATATTGATTTAACAAATGGAATGAAGTACATATTAAGTAAAGGTATAAATCCATTTGAATTAAATTTAGAGGCAAGTGCTGGAAAAATAAAAGGAGTATTATCACATACTAATTTCAGAAAAGATAAATCTGATATATTTCCTCAATCTGAAATAGTTGAACTAATTTTAAGACTATAATAAACTTTTATATTTTAAGTAATATAATATCTAAATAATTAATTATAATGGCAAAAGAAAATACAAAAGAAAAAGATATAGAAACATCATCAGTTTTTAAACAAGCTCAGGAAATGACAGTTAATCAAGCAGTTGGTGTATTAGCACAAACTGCTACGATAGCACAGAAACATGGAATATTAACAGTTAATGATGCAGTGTTAGTTGCAAGAGCTTTAGAAATGGTAAAGTATAATGAAAAAGCTTAGTTTAGTATTACTATTAATAATACCACTATTTTTATTCTCGCAAAAATCTAAAAAGGTTAAATTTGAAAAGGAGTATTATTGGGGATTTTATAGTGAGGTCTTTGAACAGCCTCTTTTTATAGAGTATAAAATACACCGATGTGATTATGGAGAATCTAGAAAAGGCATTAAATTTTTTAGAGATAAAGAAATCCATACATCAGATAATGGTGACTATTATAAAAATCCATGGGATAGAGGACATCTAGTACCGGCAGCTAGTCAAAATTGCACATATCCAATGATTAAAGAAACTTTTAATTATTTAAATTGTGCTTTACAATATTATACACTAAATCAAGGGGTTTGGAGAGAATTAGAAGAAGTTGAAAGAGAATGGGCTTCTAAATATAAAGTTACGGTTCAAGTTAAAGTTGCATTTGGAGAAGGAAGTAAGCAATTAAATACAGGGGCAGTCGTACCAGAAGGCTTTTATAAAACTATAATTTTAGATAATGGATTATTTGTATACGAATACTATTTTCCAAATATAGACCCTGTTTATAAAGACTATGAAAAATATCAAATATATAATAAATAAATCACTAATTTTTAAATTATGAAAAAAATAGAAAGATTTTTACAGTTATTCTCAGAATTTAACTTAATAGTAACCGAGCCTGGTAAACATGCAAGTGTAAATTCTAATTATTTAGAAGAGGAACATGTTTTAAGCCCACTAGTTCAAGACTTACAAAAAAGCATTAGAAAATTAGATAGAGAATATTGCGCTGCAAAGCGAGCATTTAAAGCAGGTAGAATTCCAAGAGAAGAACTTTTTGATTATGAATGGAGACTCTTTGAATTAAAAGAAGAGCTTAGAAAAATACAAGGAGAAGATTAATGGAAGACTTTATTTTAAAGTATATTGGAGAATGGGGGCTTTTTGCCCTTTCTGCTTTTCTTGGCTTTGCATTCAAAGATACTATTCAAAACTTTTTTACAGGCTTACAGTTCTTATGGGGTCATGATTTTGATGTAGATGATATTGTTTATATTAAAGGAGTTAAAGAAGCAAGAATTGTACGTCAAAGTGTTTGGAAAACCACATTTTATGTACTTCCACATCAAAGAAAGTTCATAGTCCCTAATCATTTATTATGGAAGCTTGACATTGAAAAAGAATTACCAAGTAAAAAATGAAACTAATAATAGGAGATGGGCTCTTAGGTAAAGAGTTAATTAAACAAACAGGTTGGCAGTATATTTCTAGAAAAAAAGATGGAATAGACATTAATGATATTTTAAGTGTTTTAAAATTAATTCCAGATAATTGCACGCATTTAATAAATTGTGCAGCAAATACAGATACTTATTCTGATAATAGAGAAGCAATGATGCAAGCTAATTATGCAGCAGTCAAGCAGCTTATAGAATTGTGTAAAGATAAAAATATAAAATACGTACATTATTCAACTGATTATGTATATGCAGGTTCTGTTGAAAATGCAAGCGAAATCGATGAAGCAATCGCAGATAAAACATGGTATGCTCAGTCTAAATTATTAGCAGACTATTGGATTCAAACTAATTATGAAAACCATTTAATAGTTAGAGGCAGCCATAGAATTTCACCATTCCCATATCCAAAAGCTTGGTCTAACCAAGTTGGAAATTTTGATGATGTTGAAATATTAGTAGATCAGTGGAAAAAACTAATAGAAGCTGGTGAAACGGGCTTATGGAATATTGGCACTCCAACAAAGAGCGTTTATGAATATGCAAAGAGAATTAGAGAAGACGTTGAAGCAGCTGAAGCCCCTGCTCATTTTCCACTAAACACTACTATGAATTTAGATAAACTTAATCATTTTTTAGAAAAGATTAAACAAAAATAAATTAATTCTCAGAGAACATAAACTTTTTGCAAAGAGGTGATATATAGATGCTAATAAATACAAATAGCATTATGATAAATTCAATAGTTTATGGCCTTTTAGCCTCAATATTTTTAGTCTTAATTACAAGAATTATTATTCAACTTTCAAAAAGATTTAAACAAATCGGTATGGGCTTAGCCTATGGAAGTCTAGGTGTTAAACTTTTCTTTCTAGGTATTTTTACAGTGGCGCTTAAAGGAGAGATAGAAAACTCAATAGTTTATGCAACTATTATTCTTATGTCAATTATTTATTGTAACGCTTATACATTTCTCGCACTCACTAAAAAGTAATAAAGATATATAATCTGTTATGAGTCCAACAGAGTTATATGAAGCGAAGCCCTATAAGATGGGAAAGATCCTAGTCTTTGACTTAGACGATACTATCGTTGTTACGCCAGCCAAAATTCAAGTAAAGAATAAAATGACTGGCGAAACGTTTTCTATTACTCCAGAAGAGTTTAATACTTTTCAAAAAAAACCACATCAAATCCTAAGTTTCGAAGAATTTAAGAGTCTTGAAATAATGAAAGCAGGTAAGCTTATTAATTATTATTTTAAAATACTAAAGAAGGCATATAAAATGAGAATAGCAATAGGAATTGTCACAGCAAGAGATGATAAAAAAATGATTTACACTTGGTTAAAAGATCATTTAAAAACTCCAGTTGATAGTGATTTGATATTTGCAGTCAATGATCCAGTACATGGATTTAAAGGAGATATTGCAGAAAAAAAGAAAGAAGCATTTAGAGAAATTATACAACAAGGATTTAACGACCTACAATTTTATGACGATGATGACAATAATTTAAGGTTAGTAAAGTCTCTGGAAAAAGAATTTCCAATGATAAATATATCAACAATTAAAGCATTTAAGTCTAGAGGATGAGAAGATTAAAACTATATGAAGAATTTAGTCTCATTCAAGAGGCTCAACAAAAGCTTAAATTAAACGTCCCAAAAGACGTTAAAAAATTACATGCACTTTTCAAGAAAAATGAAAAGGAATTGTATATAGTGGGAGGAGCAGTTAGGGACGCTCTTCTTGGAACAACACCAAAAGACTTCGATTTAGCAACAGATGCGTTGCCAAACGAAGTAGTAGCCATAATTAAGTCCGGAGGCTACGATACAATAGGTGAGGTTGGCCAACAGTTCGGCGTTGTTATTGTGAAGACTCCTACTTTTAGGGAGGGTATGGAGATAGCTAC